AGGACAACAAACATTGCCAAATCTCGTTCCACACTCGTGAGAAACTCACACTGGTAAAATCCGACGTTGCAGTGGTTCTCCCGGTTTTTCGTAAACTAAAGTAGATGCATAATACAATGGTGGTACAACCACACTAACACAACTGAACCAACGAAGATGGGAAACCCACACTAAACAAAAGGAAGTAAATGATCTACTTTATAATACTACTAGACGACGCGAAGTTGTAACTGTGGTTAGTTTACCTAACCTTTACTGCGGAGAATTCATACCAAGAAGGGTGTGCATGTTCTTGTTCACATCTCGTGCAGTATGCCTTTCAGTATCTTCGCTAGTGATTGCAACGCTTCCATCAAGTCCAAAGAGTTTGATGGAAACACTGCTGAGGGCTGCTGCTTTCATCTGCGCAATTGCTTCTCTTGCTCGATCCGATGTTTTGGATGTAACTTCGTAAAAATCAAATGCATATCGAGCAAGATTTCTATCCCTCAAGTTCCTCAAAAGACCATACCTAGGCATATATAGTCCTTCAGAGTTCCTCATTTCAATATATGCCTCAGCTGCATCTGAGAAATGGTGCATGATTTGTCGAAGTGTTGGTTTAGCGTTTTCAACTATTGGCTTCAGTGGATATTCGACTTGTTCGTTGCCATCCATCATCACCCACGTCCCAGTAACATCCGGAGAAGTTCCATTATCAATGCACCACACCATGAAACCATTCATAACGATCCCCATCTGATCGTCGTTCAATTCATATTCTGATCTAACAGCCTCATACCATGATTCAAATTGTTTATGAGTAGCACGTGTATTAAAAAGATCAACTTGGTTGGGTTTATACTCAAGTAAGTGGTCGAGACTAAGAATAACGTTTCCTTTTACGGTTGGGAGGTTCATTTTCTTAGTAATTCTTTGAAGTCGTGGCACGACACGCCCTATTGTTCCAGTGTTAATATCTTTGTCAATTTTAGTTGCACTACTTGCTCCAGCCTTGCTGTATGTAGCTTCCTTTCCGCCTTGTGACTTTTCCTCTTTCTTTTTCTTCTCTTCAATTCCAGCATCAAGATTTCTAGGTTCACTACTCGTGTCAGACTGCAAATAGACACTTTCACCACAACTCATCATACTATCCGGTGTTAATGATCTGAGATATTTTTGTAGCTCAACCTCATTAGCATCTCTGTCAGTGTATAGCTTCTTAAGTGCAGTTTCGGCAATATATGGTGCCTTCCCAATTGCTGCGAGTTCTCGATACTCATCCCTCTCAATCAGCCACAGGTAGAACTTTCGAATTTCACGTAGTAAATCAGTATAACCCCATGCCTCAATCATCGCAGCACAAATAGCTTCTGTTCTGTGCATGACTTCTTTACTTCGGTCCCATTCAAGAATTGACACGATTCTTTCTGGTTCAAGTTTTGGAATATACAGATCCTCAATTTTGATTGCCTTGTGTGACATGAACCACAAATTTTCGCGTTCAGTTGTTCTCTCATTGAAGTTATAATTTAAACCTAACTCAGAAAAAGAAGTTGCAAATGTATCCAAAATCACCTCGTTTTCCTTTTCAATTGACAGAATGATATCATCACCGTTCGCAAAGAACACAAGCCTATTCTGAATATCTGAATCACTCCAGCCTTCTTTGTGACATGCATAATACACAGCAATAACGACCATGAGGGTATTGTCCACAACGGTTGAGGGTTGACCACTATTATTACCTCTAAACTTCTTAAAAATTGTGCCATCTGGGGTGAGAATTGGGGTATATACAATCTCTGCGTATAAGTTCTCGAGCATTTCTTCACCAACCCACCACTTTTCCATAAAGGTCTTCCGTATACCTAGAACAGCATTGAGTAAAAGTGGTGTTAATGAACTGTCGAATTGAGAACCATCAGCATGGCAATGTACCCACCCATCTGGTAACTTTCTCATGAGTTGATCCCACCCACCATAGAATTTTGTCATTCCTACTGTCCATGGACACTTAAGGTTCAAGCTATAAAACTGATTGTTGAAATCGTCAACACAAACCTTTGCACCAAGAAGTGTATCGATTGGAGCGGCCGTAAATGTTCTAGTTTTATTAGCTACGACCTTTTCGAGTGGTCTCAATTCAGCTTTTAATGAACCATTCCACAGTCCTTTCATTCCACAGAACAACCTTTCGCTACTGAGAAGTAGCAACCGCTCTTTATCAAATTCATCACAACCAGAGAGGTAGTCTTGCTTTTTGCCTTTGTATTGTGCACCAATTGCGGATTTCAAGTTGAGTGAATTAAGTATCTCATCAGGATCTGTTACATACATACATTCACTAAAACCGAAAGATGTCATCATTGCGACAACGCCACTCACAGCTGCTTCAAAAGATGTAAAATCAACCTCATTCAACACAACTGGCTTGTTATACTTAAAGAAATCTTTACAAAAGGCTGCTTTATTCAATTTACTTGGTTGGTAAGCTCCCATCAATGGTTTGAAGAATCTCATGGCCTCATCATTGCTTGCTAAGTATTGGGCGAATTGGGGACACTTACCTTTAATGGTGTGTTTAGTCACAAGAGCGCTCTCCGCCTGTCCACAAGCCTTTAGATTACCAGTGGCTGATTCATACACCCATCTATCTCTTTTACTTTGCATAGCGACGGTGTCCTTGAATAAGTCTGTGATCAACTTTGAAATCTTAAATTCGTCCTTGGGCTGATTCTCGATTAAATTTAGTGAACCCCACGCAATTTTGTCAGGTTGCCAAAACCAATGCTTATCCCAATTAAGACTCTCAGCACTATCGAAATACTTCTCCTTAAAATCATTCTCTAATGGCACAAAGAAATTCTTGCTAGAATCGCGCGATGTCAGTCCATGAAAGCCAACAATATAGCCATCATTAACTGAAACTAATGGCATACCACAATACCCATCTTGTGTTGTTATCCAGTGTACCCAAAAAGAACCAGACCCTTCAGGTGTTGTTAGTGAGGATTCAGATACAGTTGCTCTAAGACTCTTCTCTTGAAAATTTGTGCCAATCATACAAACTCTTTCTTCTCTAACTGGCCCTCTGAAGAAATTCCTTCTCGCAAATGGTGGAAAATCTTTAGGCATACGTATTATAATGGCATCTTTTCCTTTTATGAAATGAATCTTTAGTTGTGTGGTGTTCTTTACTTCAAACTCACCATGCCATGTGCGTACCGTTAAGCTACCATTGTTTCTCCTGAAAAGGTGTCCATTCGTGAGTATGTATGGTCCGTAACCAATCCCATAAATGCTTTCACTATGTCCATCCGATTGGTTTGTTAGTTGACAAACTAACGTGGCAATATTGTTGTAATCACGAACTCCTTTATACACTGACTTGCTTTCCACAACAACTGCTGCTTCTGGTTCCGGCACTTTGTCACGCGAAATCTTTTGGGGTATCCCAGTTTGACGTAGTTCATCTTCCCGCTCTGGAAATCCGGATATTGCATTCATGTTTTTACACATAAGGGTCGGTCGGTGTGGTAGCAAATCAACTTTTAGTGCTTCTTCCGTTCCTTTTCCTATGAAGTATGCCTGAATTCCAGGTTTGCTGACAATTGTTTGAGGATCAAGATCACCTTCCAAAATTTTCTCCTTTCTAATTTCACCAAACTCTTCCTGAACTAGCCGAATATCTGCATGTATGTCTTCATCAAGCACTGCACCAGTTAAGGGATCAATGAAGCGAATCATACTGTAATTCTCAGGTTCAACACCATACATGTGTGTGAAGTTACGCGTTTTACGTCCCATTCCTTTTGTGTGATGACTTCCCTTTGCTTTACCCTTCGCAGTATAGGCATCACCAAAAGTATGCTCCATCGTGTAATCGTCAGCAAAAATTTCTCTTCCAACTTTCCTATCAAATGCGTCGCGAAATTTGAGTTTCTGTAACATCCGCTTCTTACCTTGTGTTGTGACACATTCGTTCATCTTTTTCGTGAAGTACTCCCACATCATCCAGCCACCACCAATCAATGCCAAACCAACAAGAAATATGTCATTCAAAAATTTCTTTCCATCCCATTTACCCTTCAGACCAAGAAACTTGCCAATTTCCTCTTTGCTCTGCAATTGCACTGCATTTAAAATACCTAAATCCTCAAGCGCACCAAGGTTGCTGAAATTTATATGCTTTACATTAAATTCTTGTAATTGGCTTTTTGCTTGTTGTAGAGTAGCAATATTACTAGCTGTGTGATCACGCAAATATCTCTTTCGAATAGACTCTGCAATTCCATTGAGGGAAAACGAGTGCCCTGTGATTGCTGAACTCAATGTATCGAAGTGATTCTTCTTCATCATTTCCTCACTAAGCAGATGATCAATTATTGCGATAGTTCGTGGCACAGCTGTCGGATCCGTGCTTAGGGTATAGCACACCTTGCTTGCGTTAACACTTGTAAGCCTGCCAAATCCGGCGTCGCTACGATACTTACAGACGGTGTCCCACAAGCTTTCAAAGACTTTATCTGGAATACCATTAACATAGAAAGGAATTTTAACATTATCATCGCAGTCAATATGAACTCCAATTCTCTCCATCTCTCTTCTAGTAATCCACTGACTGGTATATTGATATGGGATTGCCGTCTTGTTCAATAACATCTCGGATTCTCTAAGTTTAAAGCATTTAAGGATTTTGTGTATCTCAGGATGCATGGTGCCATCGAACTTAACAAAATGTGTTACAAAGAAAGGTGTGAGTTCAAAATTCAATGCACTTCGAGCCTGTTTAACTGTACATCTTCCGAGTATATTCGTTGACACACTTTGAGTCGTTACCGGTAATCCATATGCAAACGATAGAAACGCCGCCTCAGTTGCAATAAATTCAGGTATTTCCTCTATTCCCTTTTCAGTGTGTCCAATTCTTAGTGCAAATCCAGGTTTATACCGCCCGACACGCCCAAGCCTCTGAATACGCTCACCATACGCCACAGATTTCTTATTATATCTAACGCACTTATTATCACTGTCAAGCGTAGCAACAACTTTCAAACCGAAATCTATAACACAATCCACGTCTAATGTGACCCCATTTTCAATAATGTTCGTTGCAACGATAAAGTGCGGTTTGCTCTCTGTACCGGCTGTTATAATCTCCACTCCACCCATCTGCATCGTTCTTCCGTCAACTTTAGTCACTTTAAAGTGCTTTTCAACCAGCAGTCGAGACAATGTGTCCACTTCATTATAACTAGCGACATAAACTAATAAATTTGAGCCGTGCTGCACCATATCCGCATTTGAACCACTCCCTTGTGCTTGCACAAATTGCTGGAACGATAACTGGTCTTCAACTTTGAGCTTCACTGCATGTTGAGTGGTAAATTCACACTCTCGTCCAGGTGGAGTTGCCGACACTTTAAGTAATTTTCCTGGAAACTCAAATTCCTTAAGAACACAATTGAAAGCTATGAGCGAACTGTCCAAGACATGGCATTCATCAATAATAATATAGTCAAAATCGCGTAATTGATGAGGGTTGTTCACATAATAGTGAAATGCAAATCCACCTGTCATCACGGTAATGTTACTAGATCCAAACTTACTTAACCCGCGCATGCGAAGAGTGACTTGCTGGTAAAATGGTTCTTTTGCTAGCTGCTTACTAACATTTTCAGCCAATGGCCGTGTTGGTTCAAGCAATAAAACTTTACCCTTCTTAGATAAGTGATGTGGTAAACCCGTTGACTTACCAGAACCAACAGCACCTCTAATTAGGAATTCAGTCTCGCTTGCCACTGAAATTTGATTCGCCACATGTGCTGAAGTTTCACGTGTAAATTCGAGAAATTGCCCTGTATTTCTGTAATGTGCTATGACCTTATTTTGTTGCAATTGACGGTTCCACCATGATTCAAAATTCACATCAAAAGACATTGACGGTGACTCCTTACTTGTATCGATTTCAAAGTCTATTGTGAGTTTCTTATCTTCATCAATGCTGATGATTTCATCTAAACTTTGTGTTTGCACATTATCACCCATTGTTTGAAAAACAGATTTCAGTTTGTTGAGAACTTTAAAAATCGCATCGCTCCTTTCAGTGTCAATTATCATCGTAATTAGAGCCATAAAAGCAATGATCTTTTCAAATTGCACTTGTGTTCCTGTCTTTGCTTGTGTGGCAACACTTAATTTTCCACAAACCATATATTGTGCTGTGTCTTCAAGATCAGGCCGCACACTACGAATGTGATTCAAGAAATTCTCGCATGTAAGTGAGTTGCCTTCCATTTTATGGCACATGTCATAAATATGCACAACGGCTTTCTCGTTTTGATCTATTGTCATCTGATGCATGAGTGCCTTATTCTTTCTAGCTTCATTGATTATGCCATGCATAACGGATGTCATTTGCACCATAAGCGAGAAAACAAGCATAACATTAACAAAATACAAAATATCTCCATAACACCTATTGACGGCACTAAATATAAATGAAAAGATTTTTCTACCACAATATATCCAAGTCTCTCTAATCTTATTCAACAAAGCAATACGGCTGCTTTCGAGGTGTGTTTGTGCATTCATAAAACACTCGTGTACAAAGGATCTTGAAGATTGCATCTCGTCGCGCACATTTGTTTCCGCCAAATAATTTTCCGTGAACGCTGAAAACTTTTTCAATCGCCATGTTAACGAAAATCTTTCCAACAAGTTTAAGGCGCACCATTCCTGCCTTAGCTGATCGATATAAATTTTTTCAAGTGCAATGTAGATCTTATCGTTTAAATCGCTATAACCATTGTTCACGAGTTGTTCATTGGACGCACTTCGCTCAAGGTAAATTGTGAGAATGTCTTGTGCCGGCTTGTAAGCATGTGATTTATGGCAGCAATTATCAAGTACTGAGCGTAAACTGCTTGATGCGTTTTCGATGATGCGAAGCTGGTCAATTAAAATATCCGAAACTGCTACTTTTTCCGTGAGTTGTTCAAGCAGTACAAAGATTTTTGCGACACTTTGCTCCTTTTTAATCCATATGTCGATGGCTCTTTCAAAATGACGCATTCGATATATGTGTATAAGCACCCCTGGGGATATCATACCCATAAGTAGTATATATGGATCTTCTTCAAGTAATTGAACCATTCTCTTCGGTTTGAATATGCTTGTAATGAGAGCCTTCTCACACCTCATTCGCTGAGCCGCATCACCACCCACTCTGTAATGTTTCATCTCGCCAATAAGTTCATTTCCAGCGAATCCTATCAACTGACTAATTGTTCCTGCTTTAAGAACATGATACCCTGTCGTTAGGGAGCCAAAAGAATCGATTACATGCATGGTCTGACATGTATGGTCCACCAATATACGTGGCAATTCGGCATTTCGAGTTTCAGGGTGAAATACTGTCAGGATATAAGTTGCAGTAGCTACGTCTTGCATCGTTGGCCATTCCCCAAGCATTGGTATAATAACATCTCTAACCATCTTCGTAAAGTTTTTGGCTTCACTTTCATTAACATTTACAAGCATGGCTAGAAAAATATTTAGATAACAATATCCATTCTTTGCTATATACATCCTCTCACTATCTGCAGCTGGTAAATCTATATACTTAGGCTCACCAGTTCCACCGACTACCAAATGACGCTTAGTAGGACTTCGAAGTTCGGAATACAATGGTGTACCGTTATCTAATGTAACGCAGCAGCATGGGTATGCAAAATTTCCATCTTGTTTCGAGGTGCAGGAAACTGTTAACGGTAATCTTTGTATTGAATGCCCTTGCAGTGCAATTCGTGCCCTTTCCAAACTTAGAGGAACAATGAGAGCGCCAATTGCCAATTCTCTTTCGCCATTTGGGTGCCTTCTAATACGCCATCTTTCATAACCCTCTGCCGGTTTGATCTCCTCGAAATAATTCATGAAAACACGCTTTGAGTGATAACCCCTCTCACCCCAAATGAAATTACCGTTTTTATCCAGTTGATTATCGCATAGAAGACTAGGATTTAACAAAACTTTTGCTGATCGCTTATTTCTAAAAGTCTTCATGGGATCTTCCTCAGTAAGGCTGATATGATTATTCCACCATTGTACCATTCGAAGCAACTGATGTAACGCTTGATCTAAATCCACTTGAGATACAGCAGAGCCCTGCATTAATGCTTTGTTGATATCCTGTATTTGCAACATAACTGTACTTCTCCTGTTGTGTGTGAGTTTGACAATTTCCATCGCTGCGCTGATGTTTTTGCTTTCAGATGACGCGGAACGTACAAATTTTTCTATGATGTCCACGCCGAGTAAAGCTTTATTTTCATCCCATATATCCTTATGTTGATCAACACATAATGAAATAAACTGTTTATATCCTTCCCAACTCATATCAAGTATTTGAGCACGACACGTTCTGCACGAAAGTTTGTGCACTGGATAAACCGCTTGACTAATTAATGCTGCGATTTTTCCACATTGTTCATTGTCAAAATCTATTGCACATTGATGATTTTCATTACCAGGAACTAAACGATCAAAATTCTCCTTCCAACCCTTGAAGAATCGCTGTTCTGGAGTTAATGAGTAGTGTTGCACTTCTGATATATCATCAATCCATTCAAGTGCATTCACTAACTTACCATGCCTTCGTCCTCTAATTATAAAATATGCATACTGGGAATTCACATAACCCTTAAGCTTTGATGATGGAATTATTAAGCCACTATCCCCTGGTTTAAAACTTGAATCGTGAATTCCCACGTATTTTCCATACTTGCACAAAACGGGAAGTATATCCATAACAGTTTCAGTACGCACTTCCTGATGCCAATAGTTCCACACTTCATGAGGGAGTTGCATTTTGGGTATCAATGCCTTTCCACGTTTAACATACCTTACAATTGTAGGTCGCTTAGACTTCCCGATAAATTCGACTTTGATGCCAGTTTCAGATGAAAGCTTCAAAGTGGTTTTTAAAACCTCCTCCACTTTAAGTGGCTTATTACGACGTGCCTTCACGTTCTTATAATTAGATTTGGGAGTTCTCCTATAAAAACTCGTGCGAAAGCCCACCGTTTCACCACAATTCTTATTGTGTGCTATGACAGGAATACCTGCGAAAGCTTCGTTTTTATAATCACCACGTAGGAAAGCAAGATGGTCCGCAGCTTCCCTCTTCAGTATTGCATCTCGGACCAATGCCTGATTGTAGGTGCAGTGACGTATCTTAGTGAGACCCTTTTTGTCTTTTTGAATTACGCTGTTTTGGTTAATAAACAACCTTTTCTGCAAACCAGCATTATTCTTAAGTGCTGCATCAAATGCATGCATCATCTTGTCGTACTCCCCTACCATAACTGATGAATCATTTCTATACTTTACGAGGAGTGGTTTAGCGGCTGATGCAGGGGGCGCCATGTGCTCTGCCACGACTGATTGCATGGGCTTACACTTGCTTATGCCAAGTTGCTTAATACCATCAATAGCATAATTACCCATTAAAGCCACAGAAAACGAACCGAACATGATAGTTGCCATTGTATGTCGCTTGTTTTGAGATTGTGAAAATTTGTTTACTTGAAATTTGAGTGCGTTTGTGCTTGTTTAAGTCTCAATGAGTTGTTTTAATTTT